GTTCTTGACCGGGATCGCCTGGCCCTTCTTCGCCAGCTCGGCCTTCTGCTCCGTCGTGTACTGGCGGCGTACCTCGCCCTGGTGCTCCTCGACGAGGGCGCGCACCTCGGCGGTCGTCTCGTTGTAGGCGGGCGTCGCGCCGGTGAGGACGCTGACGTCGCCCAGGTCGACGTCGAGGAGGCTGCGCTGCGCCGGCGACTGCTTCCAGTCCCACGAGTCGCCGCCCGGCGGGACGCGGAAGCCGAAGCTCATCGAGCGGATCTCGCCGCCGAGCGCCTTCAGGTCGCGAGCGGCCTGCGTGTCGGGCAGGTCTTCGGCTTCGACCCAGAGGCCTTCGCCGGGCTCGCTGCGGAGCTTGACGGTGCCGGTGCCGGTGCGGCCGAGGAAGAGGTTGCGGTCGTGGTTGACCAGGAAGGGCACGTCCTGCTTCTCGGCGAGCGCGCGGGTGAACGCGGTCGGCTTGATCGTCTCGACGAAGCCGCCGAGGTTCTTCGACGGCGAGCCGTACGTCGCGGCGAGGCCGCGGAAGCTGATGCGGCCATCGGGCGTCTCCCGTACCTCGACGTTCGACAGCGGGAAGGATCGGCGCTCGAACTCCATCACTCCCTCATATCGGCGCGCCCGCCTCCGCCAGAGCTTCACTCGGCGGCGGCCGCCTGCTCGATCAGCCGTCGCCGCGCCGCGCCTTCATGCTTGACGCTGACGTCGATGTCCTCGAGGTCGCGCATCGGGTTCGTGCCGCTCTGCGCCGGCTCGCCGTCCGCGATGACGGGCTGGTTCTGCTTCGGCGTCTCGCCCTGGCCGTCGTCGGTCGGCTCCTCGGTGCTGCCGACGAGCTTGTGCGGCGGCGTCTGGAGGAACTGCCCCTTCTCGTCGAGCGGCGCGGCGGTGACGGGCGCCCAGAACAGGTCGCCGCCCGGCGACGGCGCCATGCCGATGCGCTCGCGCTCCTCGTTCCGGGTCGTGACCGACCACATCCGGCGGACGGCCATGATCTTCGCGGCGCTGACGGCGTCAGTGCGGAGCAGCGGCTTCGTGTCGTGCTCGACGAAGCGCCGGCTCGCCTTGTCGCTCGGGAAGCGAAACATGTACTTCCGGATGGTCTGGCCGAAGAGCTTGAGATACCAGGCGATCGTGAAGTTGACGAAGTCGAGGCTCTGCGCGTCGACGCTCGCGTAGGTGGTGTTCGCGTTGGCGACGCCGAGGTAGTGGAGCGGGATCGAGAAGAGGCGGCCCATCTCGGCGACCTCGAACTCGCGCGCCGCGATGTGCTGGTACGGCTCCGGGTTGTAGTCGACCGCCTTGTAGTCGACGCCCATCGGCAGCATCCCGATGTTGTGCGCGTTCTTCAGACCCTTGTGGCCGGCGCCCCAGCTCGCCTTGATCGCGTCCCACTGCTGCGCCGTGATCTGCTTGTCGTGGGTGATGACGCCGTAGGGTCGGCTGCCGTTCGAGAAGGTTCGCGCGGCGAACTCCTCCGCCGCCTTCGAGATGCCGAGCGCCTGGCGCGCGATCTTGTACGGCGCCATCGCGTGGACCATGTCCATCCCGATCGCGCGGAACGGCATCACCTCATCCCACGCGAGGATGTCGCGGGTGTGGTCATCGTTCTCGACCGCCCAGTAGGGAGTCCCGTCCGGCGCCTTGATCGGCATGATCCGCGTCGGCTTGATCGGCCAGAGCGCGACGATGTCGCCGCCGGCGTCGCTCTCCATCCAGACGTAGCCGGCGCCCCAGACGCAGAGGCAGAGCACCTCGTAGCTCCACAGCAGGAGGCTGATGTCGCGCGGGTTCGCGTCGTACTGGAGCAGGTCAGCGCGAGGGTCGTCCGCGACGAGCTGGCGCGCTCCGTCGATGCGGTCGTAGACGAGCAGGTCGAGCATCCCGATCGTGCGCGAGAGGAGGCTGACGCAGCTGAAGAACGCCATGACCGTCATCGCCTTCTCGGGCGTCACGACGATCTCGCTGACCGCCTCATCGAAGAGGCCGGTCTGCGTGAGGAGCTCGTTCAGCGGGATGGCCGGGTTGTCGAGCGCGTCGCGCCGCTCGACCGCCTCAGCGTAGGCGAGCTTCCGGCCGCCCGACTGCTTCTTCTTCGCCATCACCTCTCATATCGCCCCAGGCACCACTACCTCAGTGCATGACGACGAACTCGCCGAGCGTGCCGATGTACTGGTCGCCGCGGTCAGCAGCCATCGTGAGCGCAATCGTCGCGTCCATGAACTGCCGCTCCTCGTTCTTGTCGAAGACCCATCCGCGCCGGCCCAGGTCTTTCACGGCTGCGGCCTCGACCTGCGCTGCGAACTTCGGATCGCCGTCGTGCACGATCAGCCGGCCGGTGACCTTGGTGAAGAGGCCTTGCGCGGCAGGCGCCATCCGCGACGGACCCTGGTCGAACCGAACCATCGGCAATCCTTCGAGCTCGAGCTCCTCAGCCGTCGCGTCGGGGATCCGCCACGGGTCGTATGGGATCTCAATGACGTTGTACCGGCTGGCGAGCGCGCGCGCCTGGTCGATCGGCGCGTTGAACGGGATGACGTCGCCCTCGATGACGTGCGTCACCTCGGGCGGCGGCTCGTTCGGGTCCGGCCACGTCGCCCACGTCCAGCATTGCGCGCGCATCGGTTGTGTCGCGGAGACGGCGACGACGGCGGCGCTGTCGTGGCGGCGCGACATATCGATGCCGACGATGAGCGTCTCGCCCTCCACGAAGGACGAGTCGCCGGCGCAGGCGTCCCACGCGCCGGGCAGCAGCCACGACTTGACGGCGCGCGTAGGGATGTTCAGGTGCCACCGCTGGAAGCGGAACGGCGGCATCTTCTTCGACAGCGCGACCAGCCGCTCCTTCGTGATGAAGCTGGCCGGGTTCGCCAGCTTCCAGGCGTCCGGGTCTCCGGCCCGGTCGACCGGCACGCTCGGCGAGTAGAAGTACATCTCGGGGTCGCTGCCTTCCTTGCCGCGGCGGTACACCTGCGCCCAGATCGAGTCGCCCTGCTCGTTCGCGCCCGCGTTCGTGAGGACGACCATCAGCGGCTCGGCGGCCGTGACCATCGCCGTCTCGAGCGAGCTGTAGAGGTCGCCGTTCTCGTGGGCGTGGAGCTCATCGCAGATCACGACGCTCGGCCGCTTGCCGTGCGTCTTCGGCGCGTCCGAGCTCAGCACCTGGAAGCGGGCTCGCGTGCTCGGCACGTAGAGCGAGTCGGCGAAGACGTCGATGTAGTCGCCGAGCAGCGGCGAGTCCTCGACCATCTGCCGGGCGAGGCGGAAGACGATCTTCGCCTGGTCGCGGCTCGCCGCGATCGAGTAGACCTGCATCCCGCGATGGCCGGGCCGCGTGCTGACGCGGGCGAGGAAGTAGAGCGTCAGCGCCGCGCCGAGCGTGCTCTTGACGTTGCCCTTCGCGAGACCCACGTAGACGGTCGAGTAGCGCCGCTTCCCGGTGTCCGGGTTGACCTCGAAGAGTGGGTTGATGACGTCGGCGACGACCCACGGCTCGGCCATCCAGTCGAGCGGCTCGCCCGCCGGCGGGCCCTCCGGCCAGACGAGGTACGTCTTGCAGAAGGCGAGGAAGTCGCGGCAGCCGGCGTTCAGCCGGACGGTGCGCTTACGCCGCCGCGCCACTGGCGGCCGCGGCCGGCTTCCGGCGGCGAGCCGGTGGCTTCTTCTTCGCCGGCGCCTTCTTCGGCTCGGCGGGCTCCTCGACCGTGACCGACATCGGCACGTCGGCGACCTGGCCGAGGCGCTGCTGCAGGTCGAACGCGAGCGACCGGCCCTGCGTCATCGTCAGGCCGAGGCTCGCCCGCGCGCTCGGCGTCATCCCGAACTCGCGAGCGATCTTCAGCACCAGCGTCCAGGCATCACGCTCGACCCGAACCAGAGGGTTCACGATCCACTGGCTCTGCGCGCCCTCGACCGCGAGCGGCTGCTCGTCGAGCGCCTCGCGCGCCTGGCGGGCCCGGGCGATCTGCACCGCGAGCCCCTCGAGCGCCGCCAGGTCGCTGACCGTCAGCATCTGCGCCTCGGTCACCATCTGCGCGAGCTCGTTCCAGACCGCCGTCGCGCGCTCGCCGAGACCGGGCGGCGCCGGCGGCGCCGCGACCGTGACGCGCTCGCCGACCACGACCGGCGCCGGCAGCGGCCGGTGCCCAGGCGTGCCTTGCGCCTCGCGCAGCTCGCGGGGCTTCGGAGCGGGCCCGCGCCTACCCACCCGAAGAATCCTCCGGGCGCTCGGCGACCTGCCGAACGATTCGGGTGTGTTTTGACTTTTCGCAAAACCCGGGGGCGTGCGAAAGGCCT